GGTCTCCATTTTGCTCTAACTTCTGGTGGAATTTCTCTTCCATATTTCTTCCTAGCATCTTCTTGTAGAGCCTTTGCTTCATTGAAAATTCTATCAGCTTCTCGAGACTTGGCCGCATATTCTTCAGAAGCTTTTATAAGTTGTTCTTCTGTTGGACCATCACTATTGGTCAATCCTTCAACGATTGCTTCTGCAATAGCAGGAGCTGTGGTTCTACCAGTTGGAACTAGAGGTTCTTCTTCTCTTTCATTTATTCTTGAAGGTGCTGCTGTTTCAGCAGGAGGTCTAGTATTTAGTTCTTCTGTAGAAAGCACATTATTACTAATCACATTTGTCTTTTTATATTTTCCTCCAATATAAAGTTCAACATCAAATCCTGGACCACTCGCTTCCGGAACAATGTCGTTATATCCTAGCACCTGTGCGCCCGGGCGCGCACCATAAAATGCTGTGAGGAAAGCATCAAACGCTTCCCACTGTGCTGGAGTATAAGAATCAGAAGACTGTTTAGCCGCGGCGAAACTAGAAGGTCCATTATATCCTCCGACAAATCCAATATGCAGAGAATGATTAACTAAGTTAGTGTCACCGACTGTAAGCACTTTCTTTTCAATGGGTCGACCTCTTTGAATTACTCCGTCTCTTCTAATTACATAGTGCCATTGAATACCAAATGTTCCGGGGGAAGATGCTTCGATTTTAAGGATATCGCCGGGTTGTAATTCGTATAGCTTAGCAAGAGCTACAGAATGTTCTCTGTGTATATCATATGCATCTAAATTATGATCTGTGTGTGTAAGAGTCCATCTCACAACTGCTGTAGTGATATCTCGTTTTGCTTTTTTTAACTCGGCTTCTAATTCTTCATATCCACCCACTGTGGTGAATTCGTAATTAGCGGGCAAAGGATACTTAAACTCTGCAGCGGGTTTTTCAAGATCAAGAGGAGGTATGCTATTTTGTGCATTCGCAGGAAGTGGAGACGTCTCTCTTAAATTTTTCCTAATATTAGTAGACGCATCTGGCAAAATAATACTCGGAGGTGGTGTCGTATTATCCGGTAACACAAAGGTTTTAGGTAAACTCGGCATTTCTTGACCAAAAGACTTTATCTGTGGAACTTGCAATTGCTCTCCTAAAAGAGCTCCTAAAATATTACCAAAGTCTAATCCAAGAGATCCAAATCCCTTTGTGCTCGAGACTGGATCAATAGCTTTAAAAGGATTATTTAGAAGATCCATAGTACGAGAAGCAATTCTTTCAGATGTAGTTGCAACATCTATCGAAACATTTTCTTCTACTGCGGTTGAAACTTCATTCGGATATGGCGAAACATTTTGAAGTGCAGCTTTAGTTTGTCTCTTTGTCGCTCCAATGACTGAAGTTAGAGCTGCTTCAATCCCTTTTGGATTTCCAGTTACGATAGTGGCATTGAGTAGTGCACCACTAGCAGTCTTTCCTGTTAGTGTGGTGATGTCCCCTTGATCTGAAGAAGACAAACTTTTCTTTACTGTAATTTGTGGCACGCCATCGACAAGAATAGAAACGACTGTATCACCCGTTTCTGTCTGTGATTCCTCAACAGACGCAGATAGAGAAGTGAATCCTCCCTTTGTGACATTGACATTTGTGCCAAGAGTCGTACCTTCGACAGACGCTCTTTTTGTTTTTGCAGAAGTGGCTTGAGTTTTAAGACTTTCATTAGAATTTTTAATAAGAAAATTCTTTAAATCTCCATTAAACGCTTCTTCAGTAAATGCAATATAGTTTTGTAGTGCTTCTGGATCTTGTGCAATATCATATTCATAGTTAACTGTGATTGACTCATAGATTTTATCGAGTTGAATAGTTTTTCCAGAAAGAGTATAATTACTAGTAGAAGAAAAAAACTGAGCACCCTTCTTCTTCACATTAACAGAATTAATTTTAGAAGGAATATATTCTAGAGTTATGACATTTGTGCGAGAAGCTCTTTCTATAGTCATTATCCAAACTCCTTATAAATTCTCTTAGCATGTTCAATTCGAGCTTCTGTGCTACCCGGCTGTGGAGCTTCATATTTAAATTCAAATATTTTGCATGCCTTCTCAACAGTCGTTGCATCTTTTAAGTCACCTAATTTTTTATCAACTCTACGATATCTATTTTTATCTAAATCATATTTCAAAAACTTTAATTGTCCAGAAAGTGATGTTGGATCTAATCCATTCAGAGTACAATATTCCCAAAGTTCTTGTTTTCTTCCAACATCCGGATTCCATTGTGCAATGCCATACGAATATTCACCTGGAACATTTGATGGCTGTTTAGGATTCAGACCCGATTCATGAATTAGATTGCCAATAATGCCCGCTGCTTGCTTGGAAGTGTATGCGTGTTGATCCGAAGATACGAGATAAAGAAAACATTTTTCTTCATTGCTTTTGCCGGGTAGATCATCATCTGTAGATGCAGTACCAAGATCTTCTTCAATCTTTGGAATAGATCCAAGCACAAGAGGAAGTTGTGAATCCTTTCCATCTAAAAAGATGCCAAATACTTGAGCTGACACAATGAGTCGACAGTTACCACCAAATCCAGTTGATCCTTCTTCGGTAACAGGAATCATAACCTGTGCCCATGGTAAAGAATGATCAGGAATGTCTTGACGATTCGATGTATGAATTCCGTAGATTCTTACTTTCACTCGTCCAAGACGAAGAGGATCGTCATTTTCGACAACACGACCTATAAACCACCGAATATTATCTCCGTAAAAATCAAGGGACATTAATAAAATCCTCTATACTTATTCCCGGATTGAATGAAGAAAGCTTAGCACATAACAATGTACTATCTACTCTATTCGGTTCTCTTACAGCAAAACTGTGCTTGGTTGCATAGAGAACATAATCACCGGATTTTTTTGAATCAACACTTGGAGATGATATTTCATTATGAGTTGCTTCTAAGAATAAAACTCTCGCCACATTTCCTACAGTATAATCTCCATCACCTCTTAAGAGAGGCTTGCCCGGAACCGTAATTGAAATTGGAGTCTTTGTCATAAAACTTTTTAACGAATTACCGATAATTCTTTTTTTATACGCAGACATCTCAGTTTCTTCATCAATTGAATTTTGTCTATAATTATCATATGTATATGCACCGGCTCCTGCAATTTTTGTAATTATTTTAGAAGTCTGTGAGCTAAATGCTACGCCGTCGACTCCTTGCTCAGGTGAATATATGAATTTTGGCTGATCCTTAAAATAATCTTTTTCTGCCAGTGAATAAAACGCATCATTCGAAACATCAAATTCTATTTTACTATTTGTTCCAGTTAGAGTATTCAAAAAGTTATACTGCGCGCCGACATGTCCTTTTCGAATAAGAGTAAGAACATCTTCAATGTTTTCATGATTATATCTCATGATTGGAATATGAATTTGTTTTAAGTGCTGTGCGGCACCCTGTATATAAAGAAAAGGAGCTCTTGTATTAATCGGAGATCTTAAAAGAATAGTTCCTAAATCAATTAAATACAGACTATTAGATGCAAGGGTTGACCACAGATAATACGGCAGTCCGTCGGCATTAGTCATTCTATTCTTAATCCAGATAGCAGCATCAATAGGATCTAAATTTGGAACAATAAGTTCCATATTCGCTTGATATCCCTCTGTCGAGTATAAAACATCTTTGCCCAAATATTCTTGCAATATCTTGCCAATAATGTCTGATGGATTTCCTTTATAATGCTTACTAATATTTTTAAGACTAGACTTAAAAAGAATATCTTCGAATCCATGCAAATAGACTATTTCTGTTTTTTCATCAGCTCTTGTGCTCTTTAAGATTTTATCGATAATAAAACTTTTTGTAATTGAAGTGCCAGCGTCTTTTGTTTCGGTAGACTGGATTGTAATAGTTAGAGTCTCACCACCCTGAATATCAGTTCTCTCAAATAAAGAGTTCGTATCTATAACAGCAAATCTTGCGCTTAAAAAGGGCTTGTCTATATGTTCATAGATTTCAAAATCCGTAATAAGACTCGGAATAGAAATAGAATAGCCGCCCTGTCTTTCCGAAGAAAGAAGCGCTTCGGTCAATTCAAAATCATTTTGAATATTTAGATTTGATGACATACTAAGTTCTTAATGCTTTTTTATAATTTGTAATGATACTAGACATGATATCCGGCTTAATAATTTTGATTCTTTTCAAGTCTTCATTTTCATTAAAGTATCTCTGATAATTTGTAATTTCAGTCAATTGAGCACCAGGTCCGACATAAGGATCAATGTCAACAATCTTACCATTAACATCTTCATAGTGATGAGCAGCATTATACTCTTCTTCACTTGATACAATTGTAATTGATTGCACGATATCTTCTGTTAGTGTAACGGCTGTTGATTGCAACTGTTCACCATCTCGAAAAGTTCCAGTAGCATCATCTAGCATAATCTGTCCAAGATCTAAATGTCTATGAGCAATCCTGCCCGTTGCACCAGATGAAGAACCGGTGACGGTCTGTCCGGTTTTAAATATTCCACTTAAATCATTTCTAGTCGTTACGACACGATGAGGATATTCTCTCTTAATCACTCGATCTAATTCTTCATTTGATAGAGGCCAACCCTGAAGTCTCAATTTATCATTCATAAGAAAGAACGTCCAGTAATAAAGAGGCGTGCCATAAAGAGCAAGTGATAATTGATCTGGACGATAACCCTCATTGATATCATAGTGCCAATAGAAAGTTGCGGCATCTTTAATTTGATCGATAATATCGATATATGTACTAATGTCTTGGAAAGCGACTGTAGTCTCTTCATTTCCAAATTTATAGAGAAGCTTATTTAAGCTAGTAAAATACTGCATTACTTACCCTCCTTCACAATATCTGCTTTATGAAGAGCTCTGTGTTCTTGGAATCTTAATGTCATATCAATTTCATTTGGGTATCCATCTGCATGAAATGATTGACCAGTAGGATTGTACGAAGATTGAACACCTCTTAAGAAACAATATTCGAGTTGAGGAATTTTAGCAGCGAGATCTCTGTGTTTAAACTCAATTTTAAACATGTTCGGAAAACGATATCCTAAAGGTAGTCCTGTCTCACCTATTTCAAATACTTCTGGATAGAGCTCAGACCTAAAGAACTGAATTATGCCAGCAATTTCCTGTGCTTCCTTTGCGGATCGAGGAATCATTTTGAAATTAAAACTAAATTCACGAATACTTACACCTCTAAAGATAGCTCTAGTATTAGGATTGACAGCTGCTTGAGCTGCCACAGTCAGAGCAGTCTGTACTCCTTGTGGACCAAGCTTTCCATATCTCGCTGCAGCATATTGAGCAGTCGTTTGATCTGCCAATCCACCAAACGCAAAGTCAAATAAATTGCCTAAACCACTCATCACTGAGTTAGCTACTGCCTGAGTGACGGTTTGTTGATTCTGCATTCCTTTCAATATGCTGGTGCCAATCCCGGCAAGATCCATTCCTTCATATTGAACATTATCATCCATTGTCACAGAAAGAGGAAAGTACAATTCAGCTTCAACTGATTTACTTGGAATCTTAGATCCTTCATAAAGTTTGTTAGGCTCAACCTCTTCAATTCCCAATCCACTCACGAAGCTTTCTGCAATACCTTTTCTAACTTCTTCTTGTTGTGAAGCTAGCTGAGCTCGAGCCTTATTGCCTTCATCACGAGAATCTTGTGCTGCAATCTCTAATTCTGTTTTTGCTCTTTCTCCAGTTGTAGAGCCAAATATAGATTTGACATTATCAAGCACTGATAGACTAGCTAAAGCATCTAGATTAAAATTAAGAGGATTTTGTCTATATAATTTGAATCTAATCTTACCTGAATAAGCAGGATTATCGACTAGAGGAAATCTTAAAACTGGTGAGGTGCTACCGAGTGTCACTTGTTCTGTGACAGCATTAAGAGGGTTTTTTGTAGTCGGAGTTTCATTATAAGTAGTCGTTCCTCCGGTAGAAGTTGCAACCTTTGTTACAGTCGACGTATCATCGATAGGAACAGCATCATCGCTTGGCTTAAAATTAACGATCTGCCCATCTGATTGTCTATATTTTGCCATAACCTATTCCTATAGATAGTTAAATAACTCTTTCTTATTTATATCAAATCATGGCATACTCAGGACGATACACAGTAAAGAAACCACATAAGTACAGAGGCGATCCGACAAAGGTTGTATATCGATCTATGTGGGAGAAAGCATGCTTTATATGGTGTGAAAGAAATAAAGACGTCAAGTACTGGTCGTCTGAAGAGGTTGTGATACCCTATCGATGGGACGTCGATAAGAAAATGCATCGATATTTTGTAGATTTAAAAGTTACTTTTACAAATAATAAAACTGTTTTAATCGAGATAAAGCCAGCAAAGGAGACTGTCCCACCCAAACGACCCGATAAGTCAAAGCGATATATTAATGAGGCAATGACTTATGTTAAGAATATGAATAAGTGGGAAGCAGCAAATAATTATTGTAAAGATCGAGGCTGGGAGTTTCAGATCTGGACAGAAGAAACTCTTTATGAAAAGAATATTCTTAAAAAGCTAAAGCGGCTAAAACCTTTGCCGCCGTACAGAAAAAAATCTAAAAAATAGTTATAAATAGCTTTATGTCGAATCTATTTCAAAAGCTAGAACTTGAAGCATTTAGAGCTGGAATTAATCCAAGAACTCAACAGTCACGTGATTGGTTCAGAAAAAAAGCTCAACAAATGCGTAGAGTTAATCGCAATCAATTGATGCAAGAAGATGAAGTTACTCTTCGCAATCGATTCGGTGTGGGTAATATGTATATGTTCTTTTATGATCCAAAGACAAAGGACAAGCTTCCATATTATGATGCCTTTCCTCTTGTGATTCCGGTCGAAAGAGCAGAGGGTGGATTCTATGGGATCAATCTGCATTATCTTCCACCTGTTCTTAGAGCAAAATTTCTTGACGCTCTTCTTGATATTACGACAAATAAAAAGTATGATGAGAAAACTAAATTTGATTTGTCATATCAGTTATTAAAAGGTTCGCAAAAGTTTAGACATTTTAAACCGTGCTTTAAGAGATATCTGTTATCTCATGTTAGAAGTAGATTTGCATTGGTGGCGGCGCCAGAATGGGAGATTGCAACCTTCTTGCCGACAGCAGATTGGCGCAAGTCGAGTGGTGCAGCTGTTTATAAAGATTCAAGGAAGATGATCTAATGGCAACTATCGATGAAATCAAATCTCTTGCCTCGATAAAGCTAGGATTTGCAAGATCAAATAACTTCTTAGTAACTCTTCCGAGTACATTTGGTACAAGTGCAAGAGAAATGAATATCTTATGTTCCAACGCTACTTTACCCGGGAGGCAAATTTTAACGACCGACCGTAGAATTGGAATGGAATTTCAAAAAATGGCATACGGTTATGCAGTCGATGATGTATCTATGACATTCTATCTTATGAATGACTATGGCGTAAAAAAGTATTTTGATAGCTGGAGAAAAAAAATTATCAATGATACCTTTGATATAAGTTATAAAAATGAATATGTAAGTGATGTTGTTATTCATCAATTAAGAAAACCTCTTGTTGGATTTAGCAAATCTATAGGTCCTTTAAGAGGAAATATTGGAATCGGTGGTGGAAGTGTTTATTCATGTAAACTTATTGATGCATTTCCTACTACTTTCCAAGCAATTGAACTAAGCAATGAATTAGATGGATTGGTTCAATTTACAGTACAGTTATCCTATACAAACTGGGAAGCTGTAAATAGCTCACAAAACTTTATTAGTGGTGGTTTAGAACTAGGACAAATATTTTAGGTGAATTGAAATGGGAAAGAAAAGACAAAGAGCGCATCAGGTATCGAAAGGTATTCACCATCAGAAACCGAGTAAATGGAGAAAGATGGCTCGTAAAGAATGGGTTGGAAGTGGTGCACAAGAGCATGCAAAATATAAAGCATGGCTTAGTGGTAAAAATGTAGTGCTTACTATTCCAAACCCGAATACAAATGAAACAAATAAGAAATTTATTCGTGTGAATGCAAATGAAGTGTGGAGAAGGAAAACTGCATAATGGCTTTACCTAAGTTTAATGATATACCAATTTACGAATTGACCATTCCTTCGACTGGTCAAAAAGTATCTTATCGGCCTTTTTTAGTAAAAGAGCAAAAAGTGCTCCTTATGGCTTTAGAATCTCGAGACGATAAGCAAATATTGAATGCTATTGTTAATACTCTTCAAGCGTGTATTCAAGATCCAATCGATATTGCTAGATTAAGCACCTTTGATGTTGAATATATTTTTATTCAAATCAGAACCAAAGCGGCTGGAGAAACTTCTAACATTGGTCTAATGTGTCAAAGTTGTGAGCACATTAATGAAGTAAAAGTTAATTTAGAAGATATCAAAATGGATCTTCCAAAAGAAAAACCTGCGATCAAATTGAATGACCAATACACGTTGATGCTGAAATATCCTCAATACGAATCATTATTAGATGAAGCACTCAGTGAAGAATCTACTATCGTATCTCAAATGTATACCGTTATCATCGCATGCTTAGATAGTTTAAACACAGAAGAAGAAAGAATTTCTTTTAGAGATGAAACGCCAGAAGAAATTGAAGAATTTTTAAATCAATTATCTACGTCACAGTTTGATCAAATTATGGAATTTATCAATGATCTGCCACGATTAAGACACGGTGTAGATTTTATTTGTTCAGAATGCAATAGCGAAAATAATCGTGTCTTAGAAGGTATCACTGATTTTTTTCAGTCACCCTCTCTCATGAGACGTTAGTAAACTTTTATAAGACGAATTATTATCTAATGCAAAATTTTCATCATTCTTTACAAGATATTAATGAAATGCTACCTTGGGAGAGGGAAATCTTTATAACAATGTTGATAGAAGACTTGAAGCAGCAAAAAGAAGAAAGAGAAAGACAACATTAAGAGGTAGTCATGGCGACTTTAGCAGATGTAGTTATTGAATTAAAATCACAGAGTGAGACTCTTACTTCTGTTAGAGAACGACTTGATCAAGAAGCTAAAGCGCGCGAAGCTGCTTTGCGTCGAGCTGCAACTGAAAGAAGTAGACAGCTCGAAGCTGAAAGAGAATCTGGAAGAAAAGCAATAGCTCAAACGACTGAAGGTCCTACCGGATTTAAATCGGGAATAATTTCAGGAATTCAAGAAGCAACTGGATTCAGTCTACTAAAGTCTCTTAAGGGTTATCTAGGTCCAATTATTGCGGGTGTCTTTGGCGGGCTTTTTGGGCCTTTGGGCCTTAAAGCTTTAAAAACCAATATTGGAAAAATGGTCGGCCGCGGTTTAATTTTTGGACCGGCTATACTTTTACTTGAAACTTTTGGAAGTGATATTATTGTAAGCCTTTTGACTGAAATGTCAGATGGTTTTAATTTGAATTTGACAGAATCTCAAAAGAAAGCAATTGCTGACACTGCAATTAATGCTATTGATACTGGTTTACTTCTTTCTATTTTCTTTGGTAAAAAGGGATTTAAAGCTGGCATTATTGGAAGTTTGCTAACTGGTGCTATAAAGCATATTACTGGACTACCCGAAGAGTTTTGGACTAAAAACTTTGATTTTGCTGGGATGGAAACACCTTTCACTAATGAAATGGTGTTAATGGCTGGATCATTGCTCGCCGGATACTTTGGTCCTTCTTTACTTATGGGTGCCATTAGTCAAGGATTCGGTGGAAAGCCAGCTTTCGCGGGTGCAAATGTTGGAAGAGACGCTAGGGGAAGATTCACTAAATTAAAACCAGAACTACAAACTAGCTTTAGAACTCGGTTCATTAGCAGATTGGGTCCGGCTTTTATTATTTCTGCTGTCGGTGGAGCAATGGCGGACTTTATTAGAAGTGAATTCGGAGATACTGCTGGTGATGCAGCTAGTTGGACTGTTAATGGTATGGCGATAGGTTATACATTAGGTGGTCCTATTGGGGCACTTCTTGGCGGAATTACATTCTTAGCAGCATCTGGCCTAAAAGCAATGGGGGATTATTTAAGAGAGCAAGATACAAAATTAAGGAATAAAATAGTTTCAGAAGCAGATGACATTCTTGCAAGGCAAGCAGCAGGAGAAGATGTAGATCCAGAAGAGGTCGCGGCTAAAACTTCTGCCGCGGCTTCAGAATTAATGAGATTCGCCGATCCGACCGGGGGATTAATTCATGGCGCTGGAAATGAAGAAGCTCTACATAAAGCATATCAAATGAATGTTAAGACTCTTGAAGAAAGAGGTCGTATGGGCCAAGCATATAGAGAAAGAGCAGCATATGCTTTAGCTTCAGGTGATTATGCTGAAGCTGTAAGAGCCGCTGCAATATCATTAAAAGAATATGACAGAGAAGTGACTCCTGAAGCTGTCGATATGGAGTTAATATATGCCCGCGCCGAAGCTCAAAAATATGGAGGTCTTAAGCAAGGTGCGATAGATAGCTTGTTGGCAAGCAAAGGTGAATTAACTTCAGACAGCTTAAGTAGAATATTATCTTCTTCGACAAAAGCATCACCGATCTCGAGCACAGCAAAACCTACTAATACTATTGATCCTGGTTTCATGAGTGCATTAAACAATAACCAGGTGTCAGCTCCTCCAATCGTTGCCGGTCAAATTGGTGATACTGTTGTTTCATCTACGGCTTTTAATAATTTACCACAAGGTCCGGTTATGGCATTCGATCCTAATGGAATGCTGTGGCAATCACCATAATAAAGAAAAGGGAGCCGAAGCTCCCTAATCCCCGACTACCGAAGTAATCTCTCCTTATGTTATACTAACTTTTGTTCGAGTCTTACTCTGCAACAGGTAGTTAGTTGACCTAAACCGTAATTTAAAATAAAGTGCATAGGTGGGATTTGGATATTACCCACATCAGGCTAGTAACTTCCTCTCAAGTCACCCGAACTACACGTTTGCTGGTTGAGTAGGAGTACCACTCCCCGTGCATACCTTACCCCCGTTACAAGGGTTGTTCAGTCACTATGCGTTCCTGCGTTAACATGCCACTAAAGTGACACAGGAAACTCTGAATATTGTTATATATTAGTCTTCATTTGCCAAACGAGCAAAGTATGACATGGTATCATCATCGTCATCTGCCATATTGACCTGTTCAGCAGTCACTGGTTCTTGTGATACTGGCTGAGGAGCCGGTGCAGGTTCATTGATCATCGCTTCTTGCTTGACCGTATATGCACCAGCAGTGGCTTCTTCACCAAGAACACGCATCAACTTTGCTTTGAGTTCATCGTAGGACTTGTAGTTCTTTGGATCGGTGAACTCACCGAGATCATGTAGTTGGTTATAGACTGTTTCCAGTCTGGATTCGTCTG